GACACCTATGCTCCTGTAACTCAAACATTCACAAACGGCGCTGGAGCCGGTTTAATTATACACCGAGAGTATTCAACTAGTAAAATAAGTAATAACGTTACTTTGAAGTCGGAGAGTGGTGACGAAGTAACTGTTGGGTATAGAGGTATTCAGATAGCAAACAATCAAGGTGATCATATAGTTCTGAATAATTCCAAGGGCACTGACTACCATGCTCCGAGATCTCTCTCTGTTGAGACTATAAATCAACAGCAGTATAAATGCACTAACTCTGATATTCTTTGGAAGATTAAAGACGGAGGAGATTATCTAATAGAAAACAATTCTACAGGTGCCTACGCTATAGATGGTACTAAGTATGGTAACATCAGACTTAAAAGCAGGGAAAGAAATATTGATTTAGCTGCCCTTGGTTCTGATAGTCATGTAAATATAATTACTCAAGGGGCTACAATCCAAGTCAACGGTGAGGGTAAAGTTACTATTGTGACATCGGAAGATTTGAACATACAAGCTAACAATATAAATATGACCGCTACAAATAATTTAAATATTGTCGCTAACGGCACGGCTCAGGTGGGCGGCTCTATCTTAGATTTGAGAGGTCAGTCTATTCTTCACAATGATAATCAAATGATATACAACACGGGGCCTGGAGGGACTGCTGTTAATCCTGAGATAGGACAATTAAATCCTGTATCAAGAACAGATCCCTCTATTGTTCGAAATGACTATGATGACCCCATAGGATCTATCTAATGACTTTTGACGCAAGAACATTTTTACAACAGGCGGGCCAGGGAGCGAGTGTCACGCAATCGCTAGGCTCCGCGTTTGGAGTTCCTAGCTGCATGTTAGGTTTGGCATCTGATGTCTTAGGGTTGATACCTTCTCCGATCCTATTAGCAATGCGCCAAACAATTCAGAATGGAACGATGTTGGCCGATGCTGCGATTAAGAAGGTTAACTCGGAGATCAGAGATCTTCTTGGCATATCCTTATTCCCAGACAGAGATGGTTTCTTTGGATTTTTCTCTGAGACCTCTATGTTTGGGTTAGACATTATTAATGGGGTAACAGAAGCACTCGGAACCTTTATAGGGTTTGCTGCGGGGGCTGCTCAAGCAGCAGATGATTTAGGTAATAGATTCGCTGCTGCAAAGGATTGTATGGAGAAATACAAAACTTTCCTAGACTACCAAAATGGTTCGGCGTCTGCTAGGAGAGAAGAGTTAGCAGCCTTAGACCCTGCTGGTTATGATGATCTTATAGGAAATCAGTTTAATTCAACGCTGGCGACGGCTGAGGCTGCAAGCAACTTTGTAAATTTAGCTAACGCTCAGTTAGCTAATATTGATGATACACTTTATCAACGAACTGTTAATCCTCTCCTTGAGCCAGGGGAATTATTTGAACAAACTGAGTCTGTCTTCAGGTTAGAGGCAGGACCTCCAAGATCTAGAACTGGTAAGTTTGTACTTTCTATCGATGGTCTTTACTACGACTCTCAAGCTAACGGGATAGAACCAGCACTTATCGAACTTTCGGAAAGAGAAGAAGCCTTAGCGGTGACAGAGGGTGGATTCCCTAATGGCGACCTTTGGAAATTAGAGTTTGACCCTAGCCTTGGTGGTAGAGGTATCCCTACAACTTCAAAGGATCTACAGTATTACTTTAATAATATTTTAGACCCTGATATTCTAGACAACTCTAGATCTATGACTCGATTCTATGATCAGGACGAGTTGCTGCTGTCTCTGGAAGGCCAGAAGGATAGGAAAGTTTTCGATGTTTCTTCTGAGCTTCAAGAGTTGATTGATGCTGGGTCTTCGGTTGCTGTTATCGATAACATGCGGCAAGTGATGTTTTCTGAGACATCTCACTTCCAAGAAAAGATAAACAAGAGAAAGAAGCAAATAGAGCTAGCAGTCAAAGTTCCGGTATTCTTAGGGAAAGGAGCATTATACACACCGGGTAATGTTCCGGTTAATGATTTCTCATACCTTGCAGGTTCTAATTTCTTATTAGACATCGAGAATCAAAGAAGCATCGTTCTAGATCAGGCAGATGTAACTGGTGTTGTTCTACCTCTTGATGTTAAGTTTACTGAGAAGATTGAGTCTAACGATTCTGTATTCTTAGATCATATCCTCCTTGCTAACATTGCAAGAGGTGAGATCATTGATGACGCGCCTGCTTCATCGGCACCTAGTCTTCAAATCAATACTCGGATCAATGAAAACGGCCTTGCAGCGTTATACAATTATCTTAAAGCTCAGACTAGTGTAACCTCTGGGGTTGATTTCGGACTTCACAATAGTAGCAGGCTCGGAAATTCTCACAATGGGCAAATTGTAGGTACGGCATCTTCTATATTTGATAAGGGGTTAGGTATTGCTAAACTCGATGGTATTTGTAACTTAAGCACAGACGATAATGATGTCGTATCTTCAATAGGTAGTTACATTAAATTACCTGAGGTCAGTGAGCTTCAGGATCTTTTCTACAAACCTGAAGGTGCTTCGTTTGAAACTTGGATTCATATGCCTGACCTTAATGATGTTACTAATGGATACACCGTTGGTGACGCCAATACGTCAGCGTTGTATAGGGTTATTTTGGCTAATGAAAACACGGGTATAAGTGATTCCAAGACTCCTCAGCCAAACATAGACAACCTTAGACAAGACAGTGGTACGGGAATTACTAGAGGTTTGATTTATGGATTTACTCGTGACAGGAGATTTACTGAAGGTGAACTTCCTAGTAACTCTAGTAGCGACAATCCTACCTCTAATCTTCAATTAGTTTTATTACCAACTCAATCTTACGATTCTTCCACAGTTGGGTTCCTTGCGGATAGAACTGTTAACTGTAATCGAGACACTTGGAGAGGTATGAAGGTGCCTGTAAATGATCTTATTGAGGGTCGTGCTCTTTCTAGTTGTGAGAATGAATTCTGCCAGCTTTCATTAGTTGTAAACCCCGTTGAAGATTATGTTAAGGTTTACCTTGATGGGACTAACTTTGCAACCTCCAGCTACAGGTCGGTCTTCGGAACTGGCCGTGCGGGTGAGGTATTTAAAACGCCTTCTGTATTCCAGAATAACTCTTTTAAATATGATGCGTCTAGTGTGAACGCAAGTTCAGTTGCTGATGCTAAAGCTGGTCCTGGTTTAGATACTTACTTTACACCTTGGATTCTTGGTGGAGGCTACACTGATGGCAACCCTGAAGGTAACTTCTTAGGCGGTGAGTATGGAGGTAAGATAAGTGGCCTAAGAGGTTACTTAGGCTGTTGTAGATTCTATACTAGAGCCTTGAACGATGGTGAGGTACTAAATAACTATAACGCCACCCAGAAATTCTTTAAGAATATTGATTTAGATTAAAATGACTACTTCAACCACTGTTACACGTTACGGAACCGTCGCTCCTCCGATAATACAAAATGCAACCGTTTTAAAGGATCCTGTTTTAATAGGGTTACGATACCCAATACCTAGTGACCCTAAAAATGGTTACTTTAGTAAATCTACTAATCTGGATCTTGTTAAGTCCAACCTATCCTCTTTACTTAGGACAGAAAGAGGAGAAAGGTTTATGAGACCTGATTACGGTTGTAATCTTAGAAAATTCCTCATGGAGCCGTTGGATGAGGTTACTTTCTCTACAATAAAAGAAGAGGTCATGACATCCATACGTAGATACCTTAGCACAGTTTCAGTAGGAAAGCTTCAAGTTTTTGAAACAAGATCTGGGCAGTTGAAGGTTAATTTATTTTGCTCTATTAGAGATACACTTGCGACAGCTTTCAATATTGGGGTTAGAATATAATGGTAGCTTTTTCGGGGACAGTTAATTCAGACTTTTTAAAGTTGATTCCATCGAAGTTAGACAATAAGCAGAAGCTTATTGATTATGCCTCTTCCGACTTTGAAACTCTTAGAGCTAACTTGTTGAAGTATGTTAGATCTACTTTCCCTCTAGACTACAACAACTTTGAAAGCTCCGACTTTGGTGTTCTTCTCCTTGAGATGATGGCTGCCGTTGGGCACATTCAATCTAATAAATCTGATTATCTTGCTAACGAGAACTACATTGGGACGGCCAGGAGCCGAGATAGCATTAAGAGGTTGTTAGAAGTCGTCGGCGTTCGAATGAAGGGTCCTATTTCCGCCGCTGCTAATGCTTCAATAACTTATACTGTGGGTCCTGATGTTCCTAACCCCAATAAAATGATTGTACCTGCTGCTAACAGGTCTATAAGCATAACTTCGCCTGAGGACGGAGGAACATTAACCTACACCTTGTATAAGGTTAACTCTAACGGCACTGTTGATCTGAATGCTTTAAGTGAAGATTTAGAATTTGATGTTAATCCTGATTCTTCTGTAGTTACGGTATCGAATGCTGTCCTTCTTGAGGGTGCATTAGTTGTTGAGACTGGTGAGTTTACCGGACCAAATGATGTTAAGAGCATCAACTTATCTGAATTCCCTTACGTAGAAAAGAGTGCCCAGGTCTACATTACTGGAGAATCTAATACTGAAGGCATCTATAAAGAAGAGGAGAATATATACTTTGCATCAGGGCAGGGTGATAAGGTATTTCAAATAACTACTGATGAAAACTTTAGAGCTTCAGTATTATTTGGAGATGATACAATAGGAGCCTCACCTTCGCTTGGAGACAGGTATGTTGTAACTTATCGAGTTGGTGGAGGCACCCGTGGCAATATCGCTGAGGGCGTAATTAACGCTCAAGGTAGGATAAACTCCACAGACGGGGTTACTACTGAGACTGGAATTACTTGCACAATAGAGAACACCAGTGTCGCTACTGGAGGTAGAAATGCTGAATCGGTCAACCAAGCTAAGAGGTATGCTCCCTTATTCTTTAGAACCCAGAACAGGTTGGTAACTCTTCAAGACTTTAAGGCCCACGCTAATACTTTTGCTTCTAATTATGGTTCTACGGGTAAAGCGACGGCTAGCGTTCGAAGGGCTTTCTCATCTGCTAACATCATCGATCTTTTTGTTTTAGAGAGAGCATCTGATACTCAGCTTAGAAGAGCCACTCAAGAATACAAGAGACAGCTTTTAGAATCTTTAGAATCTAAAAAGATGATTACTGATGAGATCGTTGTGGTTGACGGGTTAATCAGAACTTTAGATTTGGTTGTTACAATTAATATTGATGAGAAGTTTAAGAGGAGTGAATCACAGCTTATTCAATCTGCTAGGACATCCATATTAAACTACATGAATATGGATAATACTGACTTCGCAGAGCCTTTTGTTCCTCAAGACCTTATCAGAGTACTCTTATCTGATGAGACAAATATTAGATACGCTCAGGTAGATAATGTTGAACAACCTATTAAGGTGGGGTTCAACGAGATCGTTCAGCTAAATAATTTAACTATACGAGTAGAATACGTCTAATGTCTGGTAAGACTTACTTACGGAATCAAAACTTCTTTAAGAGAAATTACTTTGAAGCACTGAAGTATATTCTCCCAGGCTACCTCTACGAGGATGATGTATCTGGCACACCTAAAACTGAAGATCCTGTAGATATTATCATCAACACACACATTGATGTCGCTTCTAACTTTTCTAGCGTTCTCAATGTAAGTGCTGTTGAGGGTTCTCCTTTTAGTAGTATTAATACTATTAACGGTATAGCTCCTTATTTTGTTAAGCAGAATGAACTTACCAACGTAACTACAAAGAGCTTTGAAGACAAAGTCCTGTCTTATTTTGATACGAGATTCAAAGACTTTAAATCTCAAGATGCCTTTTCTCAATACGTTGAGACCACACTGTTGTCTGCGATAGATCTTAATAATCCTAATACCACAGTCTTCGCAGATATCGGAGACTCATCGGCTATCCATAATTACTTAATATCTAATCTCTCTTGGCTATACTTTTTAAATACTTCAGGACCCACCTATAATCCGTCTTCGTATGTTAGAGATCTTCTTGTTAGTAGTCTGTACGTGGGCAAGCCAGTTAAACTTAATGACGGCATCAACGGACTCAGTGAATATCTATGGAGAAACGCTTCAGGGGAATACTACCCCTCTGCCATATTCGCTAGCGGAACTCGATCTGACCTAAGTGGAACTCAGCAGTTGGATAAACTGAAAACTTGGAATGATGTTATTTATTCTCCTTTATTTGCTGATAGCTCAGACTTTAGAGTTAGGGATAAGTTTGATACCTACATAGAGAGCAATCTTAAATCTACTTCAAAGATTGAGTATGGACCTTTCGCTAGATTGATTAGGGCTTTATCTTTCTTTGCATTTGATATCAACAACGACACAGAGCAGATCTCAACTCTTTATGATATTGATGATTGCCCGGACGATTACTTACCTCTAATCTCTCAGTTGATAGGTTGGGATCTTTTTGGAGACAACCCTGAGAGATGGCGTTTACAGCTTAGGAATGCAGTTAGTATTTACAAATCAATAGGTACAAAGAAATCTATTCAAAGCACTATCAACACTGTCTTTCCTAAGGATACTTTTCCAATCGAAGGTAGGGTTACTGAGCTTTGGGAGTCCTACGTTCCTTACTTAATATACTACGCTTTAGCTACTGAGTCTTCGTCTCTGAGAAGCTTTGATACTTGGACTGTAGACAAGGCTGCGGACATGGACATTTATCACTACTCTACTTCGAGTATGGATGATAACGTTAGGTTAGCTGTTGATAAGATTCTCTTAGATACAATTGTACAATTCCCAGAAAGATTCCCAATAAATACATGGCTCACTGAATATGAGTCTGTATTTAACTATAGGGGTAGGGACTATTCAATACCTCCGTTTGAGGAATATCCATACTATGTTAACGTTGAAATAAATCAAGACATGGTAGGGTTCATAGCTGATCGATTAGCCTGCTTTGGTGTTAGGGATGAGTTTGCACTACAAGTTAGTTCATACATAACGTCTAAAGCTTTAACAGATGATGATGAGCCTAGACTTGGATCTATGCTGATCTTTACGTCAGGATACAATGCTCCTCCAAATCTGGATAGTTTGATAAGAAATCTAAACGATAATCGATTCGACTATGCTTCCTTGTGGTCTGGTAAGTCGTCGCACTTTAAACTAGTTCTTAATGCTTCGGAGTTTGATTTTACCAAGGAAAACTTAGACAGTATTGAGGGTGGAGATGCTGTTAATTTTGTGTCACAAGCTGTTGCTAAGTCTTCCCCTGCACACGCCATACCTTTAATATCTTTAGAAGTATCTGCTAACCCAGACTATCTAACTCCAAGTGATGATTGCTTACTTCCAATAGTGTACTTCCCCAGGGAAGAGATTGAGGTGGCAGCAGGTAACAATACGTTTGCTTCTGGTATATTCTTAGACACTTATAAGAGGGGTATAAATACGGGTGGCGATGCTATCGGCAGAGCCGCTACACAGTCCTTAGTATCTCCTCAATTACTAGATGTATCCTCTATTGGCTCCGTGTCTAGAAACACATCAAGACGTAGAGACTACTCTAAGATTATGCCCTTCGAAGGTTATTATGATAGAACTGGCTTCAATATGCCAGTACCAAAGCAAAACTATCCAACAGAAAATAGTGACTTCTTACCGTTGGGTTTAAACCCTTCAAGCAATCAGTATGTCCCTGTAGGCTCGCACTTAGATGTGGCTGACGTTTACGCTCAATGCGAGAACTTGTTTTCAGACAATGTGTATAATGGAGTAGCTGTTAGTAGCACGTATCCTGTCCGAGGATGGTAACTAATATAGTAAATGGTTAATCTTGATTTCACAGTTATAGGTGTCAATAACGTCACGACAGATCCTACTATTAGGTTCAT